CGCTCCACCGGGCTGGGCGCGCGCCTGACGCGCGCGCCGTCACACAACGCCGAAGCACCTTGCCATCCACCCATATATCGCCTGCGTTATAAGGTGGCGTTGGTTGTGTCGTGAAGACCCTGCTACGGCTTGCCACTTGACGGCTGACCTCACTCCCGAACTCATCAAGGCTCTTGCGCTGACCGTTGGAAGTAAACATCACGCGCCCGCCAATCTCGCCATCATCAAGGTCAAAGTACGTAGAGCCGTCAGCGCTCTCTATTCGTCCTGTCTTGATGAAGCGCCCGTTGATTGTTGAGAAGCCATAAGTGAGCGACATTGAGCGCGCTTGCAGCGTAGTATCAACGGAATTGACGACCCCCACCCAAAAGTGATAAACACCCGCTTCCTGGTCTACCTTGATAGGCGACTTGCTAAATATCATTGTAGCGGCATTTCCGACCTTTGGGCATCGCGCAAAGATGTAGTAAGGCGTGCTATCTTCTCCAAGCTGTGAAATCACCTGTGCCATCCTCCACGTGCGCGGCTGCTCCTCAACGGCGTAGTGCGTCAGCGTGCCAGCAGACACACGAACGGCATTCTTCTCCCCTTGGTAGTTCGGCTCAAACACAACATCCTGCAAGGCGAACTGCATAGACTTCGCGCCGACCGACAACGCCAGTGTATCAACTGAATTGGGCTTTATTTTATCCGTATAGTAGTCGCCGTCGGGGTCAAAGACCATGTCAAGCACCTCACGCGTTGAACGCCAATTTGCACGCGCTCGCATTGGGTCTTTTAGCTGATAGACGGTGGTAATCTTATCAAGGTCTACAAGCTCCGAGATAACACGCGTTGTGATATTGCTCTCCGCCACATCAGCGAGCGTCAGTGTGTAGCTGTACACATCAAGCAAATTGCGTTCCAAGCTCTGAATGCGCACTGCCTTATCTACGCCAATGCTCTCATCTTTTACATTGATGTAGTCGCCTGGTGCAAATAGCCCTGACGCCTCACCGCCTCTAAACAACTTCTGCAAGTAGGACTTTGCCACCGATAGCCCATACTTAACTTTTGGTTGGCTGTTTTGTCGGTAGTACTCCAAAGCGCGCTCCTGCAACTTCTGCTCCGCCTCCTGCTGGTAGCGCTCGGGAAGCGTTACATCAAGTATCTTGTATTCGTCCCCCACGGCGAACTGAAATGCCGTAGAGCTTGACGATGGGAAGACATCGCCACGGTTGTCTGTTAGCTTTTTGAGCGTGAAAGTCTTTGTTGCGTGGTCGTACTTGCTGATGTCAAACTCGTATCCAGCGAGATTGCCGGTATTGAAATGTATCTTGGCGCTCACACCCGCCACAAGGTACTTCGTTGTCTTGCCGTCAGCCTCCTTGGTGTTTAGGTCAAACATTGAAGCATCCTGAAATTGCAGGATGTTGCCAGCAATGACCGCCGTTATCTTGCCGTTGAATGTAGGCTTGATGTCGTCAAAGACCTTGCGAGCCTCATGCACACCATAGCGCGCCACGGCATCCGCCTGCTCAATGAACGACCGCGCCTTACTCTTCCCTGGGAGACACAGGCGCTGCGCTCTGTACTTGTTCGTGATGTTGTCGCTTGACCCATACACCTTTAAGCGAGTGACGATATTTGAGCTGTCCACGTTCTGTCTGTCAAGGGCGTACAGACCTTTACCCTTGCCGAACTCAAAGGTAAATGGGTGCGTCACACCTACTCGCTTAGCAAAGTCAATGGTGTACACTCCTCCGCTCTCAGAGATGGTTGCTTCCACCTCAAAGGTCTTGCACAGATTGTGATAGACGGCAAGGCAATTATCACCATCGCCAAATGTCAGCGTCTTGTCCGCAACGGTTGCGGGGCATGTTCCAAGCTGCCACTTTCCAGGGAACACGCGATTGGCGTTGGAAATAAGCACGGTTGCAAAGCGTCTCAAGTCCCCCGTGAGGGCATCCCCATGCACATCCTGCAAGGTGTTGCCCGTTGTTTCAATGGTCACGTCATAGAACGCCCGCAAAAGGTCATACTGCACGCCCTCAAAAGTCAGGTCATAGGCGTATTTGTGCGCACCCATTCTTTTGACCCTTGGCAACTGATTTAGGCGGTAGGTGCGCCCAAAGACGCTGATGCTATCCCCTATTGCGTAGCTCTGTGGGTAGGGGCTTTCCACCGTGATGTTTACCACGTCATCACCAAGCAATCCCCATGATTGGGTAGCCTGCTTGATTCCGGTGGCATCTTTCTTGACGGCAAGCGGGTAGGTGGTGCCGTCTTTTTGTGTGACTATAATTTGTTCCATACAACAATGGCGTTGGTGGTAAATGCTTCAATTTCGTCAATACACCCTGTGATGACGGGGAAATACTCGCCATCATCCTTGTAAGTGTGTGAAATTGTCACGTTCTTGCCTGAAATATCCTCTTGAACTTCGCCGTCCCCCCAAAAGACATTTACATACTTACCACTCGTCAGGGTGATGGTGCATGTCTTTGTAGCATCTGACACCCGAACGTGGCGCAATACACGCTTGACCGGCTGTGGCTCTGTCAATTTGAGCTTGAATGTACCGACCATAAGCGCATCATTCCAGCGCTTTGACACGCTGATTTCGTCCTTGCAATACACCTCATAGATTAGTGGCTTCGTAGGATGTACATCAATCACAAGGCGTTGCAAGCCTCGCTTGTCAAATTGCTGTTCAAAGCGCGCCATTTGATTGATGAACTCCATCTTGTTGCTCGCTTTGATGAAGCAAGACAACGTGATTTCACGCGCCTCGTAGTACTTATGATTGAGGTCTACATCCTCCCCGTGGTAGTTGTCCCAAGAGATACTTGCAAGGGTCTTCAACTTGGGTCTGTTGAGTATTCCGTCGGAATCTGATACGAACACCCCAAACTCCCTGAAATCAACGCCGTCAAGGGTGTATGCCTGGCGCTTATCTTCTCCTGTCACTTCTTTAAGCTCTTCTTTCGTTAATGCTGCGTTGTAAATCTTCAAGTCGTCAATCAGACAAACGCCGTAGTCACTGCCGTAGCTGTCTTGATTAAGCACAAGCCCGAGAAGCTCATCTGCCTTTGTTTCTTCGGCTACCAACTGCCCATCTTGGAAGAAGCTGAATGAACTGCCCTTGCGAATCAGAGCAACGTTCGTCCATTTTCCGACACCCGCGCTGATTGGCACTTCCAGGTGGTTATCCACCCCTCCGTTGAAGTTCAGATACCATGTAAAGCCCGCGCCATCTACCAGCGAGTGGACATAAAGGTCTATTGTGAAATCTCCATTGAGGTTGTCAAAGAGCTGTTTCACGACCTCTCCATACCCATCCCCTGTAAACTCCACGGCATTTCCGTTGCGACCAGCCACAAACGAAGCGTTGTGAAGCTGTATATCAGCGCGCTTGACGCTGTAATCGTAGGCAACTGACGCACCTCTACTCTCGTCAAAAGGCACGTTCAAAATGATGTTCTGTTCCCTTGCTAACATACCTATCAATAAGTCTTTGTATCCTTTTCAACCACCTTGATGACGCTGTCGCCTCGCTGGTCGGTGGTCAGCCGACCGCCATATCTATTGATATGCACCTTGGCGCGCTCTGTTGTATGCACAGATACCTCCGAAGCGTCAAACATGTCAATCTCAACAAAGGCATTACCGCTTGCACTGACTACAAGCACAGAATCATGCTTTGCAAACACCTCGCACACGCCGTAGCCACCAACAACAACGCTACCAACGGTGCGTCCAAGCGCCACACATCTGCGGGGGGTGCTAAGCATTATCTCATCGTCAAGGTATATGCCTTTCTTCTCCATTGACCCCTTGAAATGCTCCCTGATAAAGTCGTTGCTTGGATAGTCATTGGACAAGCAGAAGTCAATGCCCCTGATGTACATGTCTATCATTGCGTCTTTGTCCGTGAGGAGCTTTAACTGCCCGTGCCACTCCTCACAGATGCCCGCCTTCTTAGCTTGCCTCGCAAGCTCCTTCGCTATTGCATTCATATCGCTTCGTTTATGCTAATCCTTTGGAGCGCAATGGGTCTGCTCCGCCATTCATAGCTCTCAACTCCTTGTGTATCTCCACCAACATGCGGTTGTACGAAGTATTCTGCACAATGGCATTGAGCGCCGAGAGCTGCTGACGCAAGATTGCAGATGCTTCCACCTGGTTGATTCTCATTGCGTTCATTTGACCAGCAACAATGCTTGCCGTCTCCTCCGTGACACCCTTGACCGCACCGGTCAGTGACGTGTTATTCTCCGCCGATGTGATGTTGAGCTTATTTTTGAGCGCGCCAATGGCTTGTTCAAGCTGTGGATAAAGCCCCGTCAGCTCGCTCGACAAACTGCTCACATCGCTCACAACAGCATCAAAGCCAACAAAAGCGCCATCCTTTCCCACCCACTTAGAGGTGTACTTGCTTATAATCTTGTCAATCGGATCTTTCAGCACATTTTGGATTAGCAGATTCTTGACAACATTGTTCACAATGCCCTTGACGCTTTCACCCCAAGCGGCGGCGGCATCCTTGCCACTCTCAAAAGCCCCAACAATGGCATCTCCAAGCTGCGATGCAACGCTCTTGACGTCGGTGTCAAGTAAGCTATTTTTCATGTTCTCAATGGTGCCAGCTATCGTGCGGTCAATCTCCTTTATCTGCTCCTTCCACTCATTGACCTTGCCATTGTCCTTCTTCTTCTTGCTACCCTCAGCGGCAATCATCCCCTGAAGCTCCTTTTGCTGTTGCTTCATGTTGTCAATCGCCGCCTTCTGGTGCTTGTACTTGCTACCCGATAGAGCCTTGGAGATTTGCCACTCCAGCTCCTTGTATGTAGAGGTTAGGTGATTGATATTCTCTTGATGTCGCTTGATAGAGCGCTCTGCACGGCGGTCATTTGCACCCGTGAAATACTTGACAACAGAGCTGACCGCCTTGATTGCACCACTCACGGCCTGCACGGGATTTCCCGAAACAATGCCCATGACGGCATTTTGCGCACCATCGGCAAGCCCCTCCAGCGCTTGGATGACGTGACCCACCTCTTCTGTGCCATTTACACCCAATTCCTCCAGGGTGCTTGTCACATCAGAGATTATGCCCTTTAACTGCTGACCCGACTTCGCCGCGCTGTCAAACATTGCCGACAACGCCGCGGTAGCTTCGCCGTCTGTGGTAGCCTTTTTGAGGTCTCCAAAGGACTTGGCAAGCGCCTTGAAGGGATTGCGCTCTCTTATCTCATCCTTTAGCTCCTTTACCTTATCTTGGATAGCCTTGAAGTCCGCAGGGGATAGCTCCACACCAAGGATAGCGGTCTTCCCCTCAATAGACGCGAGCAAGCGTTCCAGCTCCTTAGTGCCGACCTCATCAAGGTTGCCAAATACCTTCTCCCAATCAGGGGAGAGTTTCAGCTCATCGATTGCGAGCTTTGACAAGGCTTCATTCTGCGCCTTGTTCAGACGCTCAATGATGTCCGTATTGCCATGCTCTGCGGCGCGTGCGCGCTTCTCGTTGAACTCCTCAATAATGGCATCTTTCTTCTCCTCAAACGTGCGGTATGTCTGCAACAGCTTGTCATAGTCAGCATCCCCCGAAGTCTTGCTATCCTTGGCGTACTGCTTCGTGCGGTTGGCGATAGCTGCGTCAATCTTCTTGCGCTCCTCGTCTGTGGTCGCCTTGGCGCGTGCGCGCTCCAAGAGGGCGAGGTCGTTGTTGTACTCCAAGTCCAGCTGTATCTTCTTGTCAAGGTAAGAAGCGTAGTCTTCAAGAAGCTTTTTTGTCTCCTCCTCTTGCTTCTGCACGGCGTTTACCTCTGCGTCGTCAAGTGTCTTCTTCTTATCGCCTCCAAGCTCGCTGTCATCGTCCGCCAGCTCCTTGCGCTTTTGAGCAATGATGTTGAGCATTTCCAAGGTAGTCTTTGCGTTGCCAAGCTGTGCTGAAAGCTCCTGATTGAATGCCTCAAGTACCGTCTTCTTCGTCTCGTCAGCAATGCGGTCATTAATCGCGCTCAAGTTCTTGTTCTGCTCCTTGGTGCGCTCGCCGGCATCAATGGAAAGTATCTCATCTCGTTGCTTTTTGAGGTAGTCGATGTAGGTCGCCCCCTGCGCAAGTAGCCCCTTGAACTCCGACGAAGCCAACTTAATAAGTATGTCATCCCCCGAGTTGAGCCACTTCTTATGTCGCTCATACTCCGCTTTTTGCTTGTCCAGCTGCTCAATAAAGGGGTCTTTCTCTCTCTTTGAAGAGCCTGCATGCTTTCTTGTGGGCTTCTCTATCTGCTTTTGTAGTGCCTCAATCTCCTTGTTGGCTTTCTTAAACTCCGCAGTATTGGGCTTCAAGTGCTTCAAAGCTTCCTGCTTCTCTGCAATAGCCTTTTCAATAGCGCCAATCGTGCCTTGTGCGTATGTTCCGGCGCCCTTGATGCCGGCCTTTTTCAGCTCGTTGTACCCGTTGGCCTCCTCCTCACCAGCGAGCTTGAAGCCTTCTCGAATCTCCTTTTCCAGCGCTTCAATCTCCTTGCGCTTCTGCTCCTTGTAGCTGTTATTGACCGTGGTTGTCGTGTAGCCACCCATCGCGCTACCACCGCTCATTGCAACGGTCACTCTGTCGGGCATCTTCTCCACCTCCGCCTGAAGCTCCCTCTGCTTCTTTATCTTCTCCGTAGCCTCCTGTGTATACAGCATTGCCTTTGCCTTTGCAATCTGGGCGGATATGAATGCCTCCTTGTTGTCGATTAGCAGATTTTCAGCATCGCGAACACTGTTTACAGCTACACCAAGGTCGTCAAATGCCTTTTTGTTGTCCTTGATGAACTGCTCCTTTTCTTTGATGTTGTTGCCAAGAGCGGTGTACTTCACCGAAAGCTCCTCAATCTTGCCGATGGGCTTGTAAGCCCCTTCAATCATTGCCTTGGTGAACTCCTCCTGCGCCTTGCGTGCCTCACGTGCCTTGCTTGCAAAGTGCGTAGAGATAGCCACGATAGCCGACAAGCCAGCAATTAACCAACCAAAGACGGGTATTGACTTAATAGCAAGACCAACAGCCCTGAATGCCCCTGCAAGAGTGAGATTGGCAACCGTTCCCGTTGTCGCTGCCGTGGTCTGCGCTCCCTGGGCAACGGCATTAGCGCCTTGCGCAACCGTTCCCTGCACGGTGGCGGCTGTCTGAGCCTGACGCGCCGACGTATTAGCGACCGTTGCAGTCGTTTCAGCAACCTCAGCCGCTGTGGACTTAGCCACGATGCCAGCCCACCACTCCTTTAAGCCATTAAGTGTGACCAGCCTGAACGCACTGTCCTTGTTGAGTGTTTGCGCCACAGTCTGCATCCCCATAGCAATAGCCATGACGCTCTGAACCTTGGTCATGACGCGCTGCAAGTTCTCATTCTCCCCAGCGAACAATGAAACAGCACCCGTCGCAGCTGAAAAAGCACCTGACAAGCCTGAAACCCCCTGGATGAATCCCTGAAACTTCGCTTCATCATTCGCCAGGATTCTACCCTGCTGGGCAATATCCCCCTGAATATCCTGAAGTCTCCCAAGCTCATTGACAAGAGCTTTGTATGCCTCGCTCTGCTCGTCAATCCGAAGGGATTTGTCACGACATACATCCGCCGCGCACGGAACAGGAAATTGCTCCGCGAAGAACTGTTCATCCTCCATATCGGTAAGCATACGGCGGAGGATCTGCACAGCCCCGAGAACCACGCCGCCCAGATCGGAAATCACCTCAAATGGGAAGCGGCGCGTGTCCGAGAGGTCACAAATGCACTGCTTTCAAAAGGGGAGCTGGAACGTGCGGGCGACTATTACCTCCTGACCGAGCACGGCGCGGAGACTTACCGGGCACTGTGCAGCAGATATTATATTTAGGGGAATCAACATGGGTATGGAAATACAGCCGCAGTGGGAAGAGTTCATCATTGCAATTTTTAAGATGAACCGGCGTCAAGGGAAGGCAACGAACAAGGAGCTGAGTCAATGGCTCTTTGTCTCACCCTCGCTCGTCACCGAGCTCATCAAAAAGATGCAGACGGAGGGCATTCTCGCGCCCGGCAAGAATATCATTGCGCTCACGGACGCAGGCGAAGCCGCGGCCAAGCGCATCATCTCAAAACACCGCTTGTGGGAATACTTTCTCACCGAAACGCTGAACTTCAACTGGAAGGACGTCCACGCACAGGCAAGTGCCCTCCAGAGCGTCACGAGCGACGAGCTCTTTGAAAAGCTCAACGACTTTCTCCGGCGTCCGGCCGCATGTCCGCACGGCGGCGCGAGCGT